GGTCCAGAGCAATCGAACCAACTGCCGTATGCACGAACACCGAGAGATACACACCAACCGTGTTAGCAGGCAGAGCCGGCAGGTCCACGTTGTAATCCGCGAAGGTGTCAGTGAAGCCACCATTCGGGATGTACGTATCGGAATAACCTGAAGTAGTACCATCTTGCAGTTTGCGGTACAGGCGCATCAGGAAGTTACCCGAACCAGACAGCTTCTTGCCACGAACCGTCACACGGAAGATCACACCCGGAGCGGCAGGAATCCAGCCTTGCGTACCGCCACTAGAACCAGAAGTCTGAATCGCTACCGCATTAGCAGACGACACGCGGTTCAGCACAACACCCGGACCACCATCACCCGAAGTCGCACCCCAAACCACAGAGTTAGCCGAGTTACCTTGGGTAATCGCCCACCATTCCAACTGAGCAGCAAAGTTGGAATTCATCAGGACGTTTTCAGACAGGGTACGCAGGCCCGTAATCTTGTTGTCCAGCGTGGTGATCGACTGACCCTGCGTGGTAAGAGTATTACCCTGCGTGGTCACGGTGCTGGTCAGCGACGACAGAGCCGTCGAGGTAGCATTGGCTGTCGTAGCTGCCGCATAGGCGTCAGTCACGTCATTGGCAAACACGTCATCCCACAACACAGCGCCCGAAGGTACGTTTTCACGGATCGACAGGCGAATACCAATCGTGACGGTATTTGCAGGAGCGCTGATGTAACCCGAAAGCTTCTGCCAAGTATCAGTTACGGCACTGCCATTCAAGGCTTGGAACTGCGGATAGCCAGTTACAGCGCCGGCCGAATTGTAGCAGGTCGCAGCCAGCTGAATATTGCCAGCACTGATACCACCGGCAGGTGAGTTACGCACCCAGCATTCAGCGTACCAAACTCGATTGTCACCAGCATTGCGGACAGTAGCGACAACAACGTCTCGGATCGCGCCAGTAGCGGTGATCTTCAACGAGTTAGCGCCGGTGCGAGCCGCTTCGTTGGTCACAAAGCCAACGCCAACGCCCTGGTTAACCGCGCGGTTATCAAAGCTACCATCAAACACCACATTGTTACCCTGCGCACGCAGGGCGTCGATATTAGTGTTAGCCGTGGCGACGCTGTTGTTCAGGGTCGTGATCGACTGACCCTGCGACGTGATGGTGCCTTCGGCAGTAGTCACGCGCGTGGTCAGAGCCGACACAGCCGACGCAGTAGCTTCGCCATACAGCTGTTCGGTCATGTCATAGACCTCAATGCTGCTAATCGAAACCGCATTGCCCTGCGTGGTGCTAAAGAAGCGGAACAAGACCTCGGTACGGCTTTCAAGCGCTCCGGACCAGTCCACCTGATAACGAACCCAAGCGGTAGTCAGAGTCAATGTAACGTCCGAAACACCCTCAGTGCCACCGTTGGTGCGAACCGACAGGCGGCACAACAGTGAAGCGCCAGCAGTCGCAGCCTTAGCCCATACGAAAGCGCGATATGTGCGGCGATTGTTAGCGTTAGTGGTCCGAATCGGCATCCACTGACCTTCATTGGCATTGATGTATGGGCTTGCACCCGCACTTGCACCACGGGTCAACACAACACCCGGACCGTTGTTACCAGCAGTCGCGCCCCAAACAACCGTATTCGCAGAGGTACCGTTCAGCTGGATGTTCCACCAGTCCATACCGGTTGCGAAGTTGTAGTTCGGGATGATGTTATCACCCAGCGCACGGATACCCGACACGCGGTTGCCCAGCGTGGTGATCGAATCGCCTTGCGATGTAATGGTGCCTTCAGCCGCAGTCATGCGAGTGGTCAGCGAAGTGATCGCCGAGGCACTTGCGTTAGCCTTGATGAATGCTTCCGATGTAGAAGGTTCCCAGTTGGTCGCGATCTCACCCTGCTGGAACTGAGCGTTATCCAGAGTCAACGTAACAGCACCGGAGCCACCAACGGCCGGAACAACACGCCAAATAACGCGGGCGCGTGTAGAGCCTGCTGGGCAGATTGTGTAATCAGCCGCATAACGAACCATGCTGGCAGTCAGAGTGAAGTCCTGTTGGAATGTACCCATGTTACCACCAGCATCGTTCACATACTGGACGATCATTCGCAGACGAGCGCCAACAGTGCCAGAAGCCCAAATCGACTGGACGTAGCGGCTTCCCGGAACAACCTTCGGTCGCAGACTGGTCACTGGTTCTAAACCAGTGTAGCCATTAGCATCCGCCTGAGTACCGGAAATTGTCACTGCGCGGGTCGAGCCAGGCAATGTGCTATCCGCATAGCCAATAGTGGTTGCGCCAATCGAATTGGTTTGCCAATTCGGCAGCAAAGTTGTGGTGCTATTGCTATCCTCAAAGCCCGCATCAGTCAACAGATTGTCACCACCAATGTTATTGATGTTGGACTGCAAGGTTGTGACCGAGCTATTCAGGGTCGAAATCGAACCTTCGGTAGCAGTGACACGGTTGGTCAGCGCAACGACGGTCGAAGTATCAGCCTTGTTACCGACAGCAGTTTGCAGATTGGTGATCGCGGTAGCCTGCGAAGTCAACGTACCTTCGGCGCTGGTAACGCGGGTGTTCAGATCATTGACAGCCGAAGCCGCAGCTTGCGCGGTAGTTTGCGCAGAATAGGCATCCGTAACGTCCATAAAGATGGCGTTATCGACCAACAGCGCGGCACCCGCAACAGCAGTATTGCCGACGATGTTGATGATAGGCTGCACAGTCGCGGCATTGGCTACATTGATTACGCAGTAACCACCCACCTTGGTCCAATTTGCCGCAGACGCAATCGTAGCCAGCGGGATAGCCCACTGCCATGAACGAACGCCTGCGGTAGTAACCGTTGATACGCCATAACGGTACTGCGAGCCACCCGGAGCGGTTCCATCAGGATCAGCCTTAACCATCGCTTCCACATAGTAGACGCGGTTCTGGCTGGTCATAGTCACCGGACCCCAGTATCCATCTGTATTGGAGCTATTAGCGGCAGCAGTACGCAGCAAACGACCAGCCTTCGTACCCAAATAGGTACGAGCGCCTGCTGCACCAGTAATCGCTGTAAAGCTACCAGCTTGAACGCCGATGGTGCTGATGTTCTGACCGTCGGTATAGTTCTCAAAGCCCGGGTCGAGGAACGAATTAGAGCCCGAAGCAATCAGAGAAGCCAAATCGCGGGTAGCATTACCCAGTGACGACTGCACCGAAGTGATAGCCGAGCCCTGTGATTCAATGGCTGTACCCTGCTGCGTAACGGTTGCGGTCAGCGAGCTAACGGCAGTTGCGGTGTTGGCCAGATTGACAGCCACTTCGCTGACACTCGGGGCCCACGCAGTTGCCGTTTCACCCAATTGCAGCTGGGCGTTATCGACCTCAAAGGCGTAGTTACCCGCCACCGTCGTTTGCAGACGGAGTTGGGCGCGAACCTCAACAGTGTTAGCCGGTGCGGCAGTAGGAACGGTAAAGGTGAATCGATTCCAAGTGGTTGCGTTCAGTGTGATAGTGGGACTGACATGCGTAGCCATAGAAGTGCCGGCGCTGTTGTAGTACCAAATAATCAGCAGTGCCGTGGCATTAGTTGCAGTGCCGCGCATAAAGGCGCTCAGAGTGTGCTTCTGACCCGGAATTGCCTTCGTAACTGTAGCCACCGACGGTTGCAGACCAATGATTTGGGTAGCGCCACCAGCGACAGCAGTACCAGTAACACGCCAAGCTTTAGTCGAGCCAGCCAGCGGCGAATCGATGTAGCTATGGACAATAGAAGTCATGGAGCCGCTGAAAGCCGTTGTCCAGTTTGTCGGAACAACGGTGTCGCTGGCACGATTTTCAAAGCTGGAGTTAATCAGCAGGTTGTCACCACCAATGTTGCCCAAACCAGCCTTGACCTCGGTGATAGCCTGACCCTGTGTGGTAATCAGACCCTCAGCATTGGACACACGCGTGGTCAAGCCGGTGATAGCACCAGCGTTTGCAGCCACACCCTGCTTGGCATTCGTCATGTCGCTTTGCAGCTGGGTGATAGCCGAGCTATTCGACGTGACGGTGTTATTCAGGTTGGTGACATTGGTTTGCAGCGCGGTGATAGCCGTGCTGTTGGAAGTCAGCGTACCCTCAGCATTGGTCATACGGGACTTGAGCTGAGTCACGTCCGTATTGATGGTGCTGATTTGACCGTTGATGTTGGTGATCTGCGAAGTATGCTGGCTGATCGTAGCAGCCTGCGCCTTCACCTGATCGACCAGTTCAACGTAGTTACCGACCGGCTCCCAGTATGTAGCGTTAGTAATCTCGGTGTTAGCCGGGACGTTAATCTTGGCGCGATACAGCTTGCCATCGTTCACGACCAGCGTGCCCGACGAGTAAGCGTTGGTCTTGACCCACTTCTTAGCACCCAGGATATCGCCCAGGTCAATAGCGGCGATCTGAGCTTCCAGGTCATCTACAGCAGCGTTGATGGCGTTCTGACGAGCCCGAGCTTCGTCGGCAATCGCCTGCGCGTTCTCAGCGTCGGGTTCCGCACGCGACCGAGCCTCCGCAGCATCAGCGGCAACGAGTTCAGCATCCTTCGCAGTGGCACGAGCGATTTCATCGGCGATAGCCTTGGCATTCTCGGCGTCGTTGCGAATTTGTTCCTCGTAGTTTTCTTCGACCTTTTCGTCAATCTCAACCACAGAGCCCGGAGGGGTCTGTAACTGACCCAACACATACGGCTGCGAAGTAACCGGAGCCGACAGGATATCGTTGGAGTTAACCGCGCGCACGCGAACCTGATACGTACCCTGCCAAGCATCACGGATTTCAACCAGCGTACCGTCGGTGATTTCAGGCAGCTTCGTCCACGGACCGGAGTCACGCTTCCACTCAGCCTGATACTTAACGGCATTCTTGGGAGCCGTCCACGAAGCAACGACCACCATCGAGGTAGTAACGTAATCAACCGCGTTGTAGCTGGTCAGCGTCAGGTCGGTAACCGGGTCCTGAGTAGCCGGAGTCATCTGCTGCTCGCGCGGCGGATCAATACGGACGTTCAGGTCGGCGTTGGCGAACTTGCCTTCGACGTGGCGAATAGCAGTGATGGTGAAAATCTTGCCATCTTCTTCGGTGACAGCCAACACACGGTAACGCAGAGCTTCCACGTTGGCGCGTTCAGCCGACCACATCGATTCAGCCTGTGGGGTCTGAGTGAACGGCACCGACACGATGACCTGGTTGCCAATGATGTTGGACACGGTGCGATTTTCCATCGTGCCGTCCGGCATGATAGCGCGCAGGGTGTCACCGATTTCAATCTGGCCCGGCTCACCATCTACGATGATGTTGGAGCGATCAATGACCGAGGCAATACGACCACCCAGGCGTTCGCCTGCGCGGAGCGGATCGTTAATCAGGATGATCTTACCGGGTGCAACCAAGGTACCGTCCAGACCGACCTGGAAGGTAACACTTTGGGTTTCGTACTTGGAAGTAGCCAGCAGGTAACGACCCACGCGCTGCGCTTGAGCCTGCGAGGTGCAACCAATAGCAGTAGCGTCGGTCTGCTGAATACCGTAACGAGCGATACCTTCCGGATCGTCCACGTACTCAATCGCGGCACGACCCATGTTGTTCATGTCGTTCCACGAAACAAGAGCCACGTTGAAGCGAGTCTTACGGGCAGTACCTTCGTAACCAAACTTACCACCAACCACATTGGCAGGCGAATACAGGAACACAGGCTCATCCGGGCGATCTTGAATCGCTTGGATTTCACCGTTGGCCCAGTAAGCAATACCACGGAACACAGTCGCCAGGTCTTGCAGCACCTTGTAGGCATCTGCCTGCTTTTGCAGGAACAGGTTACAAGTGAAGCGAGGCTCCTGACCACCGCGACCGTCAGGCACTAAGCCGTCACAGTATTGGGCAATCGCGTAAAGCACCCACTTGTTGATCTGCAAGTCGGTAATCAGGTGACCCAGACCGTAACGCGGGTGCGTTGCCAGATCGTAGTAGACCCACGCCGGGTTGTCAGTCCATGCCAGCTTAAACGTACCATCCCACACGCCGGTGTAGACGCGAGTTTCGGGATTGTAGTTGGTCGGCACGCGGATGATACGACCCTTAACGTCGTAGGCACGCGACGGGATGTTCTGGAACTGAGTAGCTTCCAGCGTGACACCCACGACAGCACTATTCGGGTAACGCAGCTTGGCTTCGATGACTTCAACCATCGACTCAACGAAGGTCTGATTCTGAATCTCAGACACGGTTGCGTTCGGGGTGGTACGGGTAACGCGAATCGACCAGCCCAGGTTAGCCTTAGGCAGGTCGATCTTATGGTCGCGCTCGTACTTGTTCATGGTCTTGCCGTTGAAACCATTGGTCTCAACAACAACATACGGGCCATTGTCGGTCGAAACGGCTAACTGGTAGCCGACATACGTACCGCTAATGTCACCGTTTTCTTTGTTGGTAGCGTGCAGCGCGGGCACAGACAAACGAACCCGGACAGCATCCAGGTTGGTGTTTGAGAACTGACGGACAAAAGGAGCACCATACTTGAGTTCGACGCCCACGGTAATTTCATTCTCAACCGAATCAAAGCCACTGATGTAGCTCTGATCGGGAGTGCCGTAGCGGTAATCAATTTGGAAGTTGGTGAAATTGCGCGCGCCGTTGGGGCCTTCAACCGGGGTTTCATCCAGATAGACCGACTTCAAGCCGTTTACCAGACCCACAATCGGACCTTCCGACAGCAGGTCCAGAATGTTGGCTAACGCGACTGATTTGAGGGTGTTGGGGGCTTCAACCGGTGTACGGTTACCACCACCTTTGTAACCCTGTACCGCAATTGCTAATGGGGTTTTCTTTAATTCCAACACCCTCTTCTCCTTAATTATTCTGAGAGGTACTCCATACGATCAGACCAGAAGCCACCACCACTAACAACTTGGTCACGATGACTGGTACCGGCAATTTGTTCCTGATTGGTCTTGATCGATGCGCTGATAACCGCGCTACCAATAATCAGACGACCATACACTAATGGTACAGGATTACCTTGCGCTTGTGTATTAACTGCGCCATTAAATGTGTAGGAAGCATTTGCATCCTTAGTATCTTGGGCACTTGCTTTAGGCATTGGTGTCAACATCTGAACCAAGCCGCCAGCAACCATCGCAATACCCATCTTAACCATTGCACCACCGACAGGGGCAGCCCAGCCGTAAGACAGACCGGTAATCACCGCACCAACAACGATCAGGACGACGCCCACGATGGTCTGCAAAACACCACCACGCTTTGAGCCAACTGATACTGGCGCAAAACGAATGTCTTCCTGACCAACAGGGTCGTTAAGATTATCCTCCGTAAGGTTTTTCTTGCCGACAAACACGGCAAAGGTCAGACCTTTTTCTTTGGATTCAGTGAGATACCGTTCAAAGCCGGGAATCTGGCTGCACAGGGCTTGGACAGCTTCTGACGTAGAGCCCACAGCAAAGCGATGGACACGACCAAAACGCGTGCCCATCGGACCGTATAACCGAATTGTTTTCACTTCACTCATTTAGCATCCTTATGCCTAACGATAATTCGGGTGGCTTCGCGCCACATTCCGCCATATACATCACGACTGGAAAGTCTACCGTACAGATGGTGCAAAAACAATCCGTCACCCAGATAAACGCCAGCATGATTCGGTTCTTTCGCCATGATCTGCATCACGATCATATCGCCCTTACGCATATCCTTTTCGGAGACTTCATAGAAGCCTTCATCCTCAAGGTTCTTCATGTAGAGATTCTCACCGCGATCCCACCAACCATCGGTGCGTTCGTAATTGGTTAACTCCACACCCATTACGCGCTTGTAGTAATCCCGAATCAGGGTGTAGCAATCCGATACGCCATGGAAGAACTCACGACCAACCAACGGCGCTTCATAGCCACTAGGGCTAATAGCTGTCATATCGTGGAAGTAAGGATCCTGACCTGGCTCTTGACCAATGGAAAGAATGTACCAGTTAACACCGGTGTTCTCACACTGGATTTTGTCGCCCTGTGACGGGATAGAACTAGCGTTCGGGTGTGAATGAACCACACCGGTGATTTCACCCTGATCTTCAACCTCAGCCCATTCTTCGCCCGAGATAATGAAATGCTCGGACTTGGTCTGCGCACGGTTAACGCACGGGAAGTATTTCTCTTTACCCTTCACAATAGCAACAAGCCCACACGACTCGGTGGGGAACACCGAAATCGCGTGGGCAATGGCTGCTTCTTTGGTTGCCTTTTTCATATCACTCCTTAGGTGCGCATCAGACCTGCTGCTGGGAAGCCACCGAAGTTCAGGACTTCATCGGGCCACTTACGCAGTCGGCAATCCGAAAGCTTACCACCACATCGGTCAAGGTTCATATCAGTTGTAGGCGTACCGTCTTCTTTCGCTACGGCTTCACCAGTATAGCCACAGTATTCACCACGATAACCACCGACCGACTTCCAAGTGCAGTAGTTGGCGATGATCTGACGACGCGGCAATTGCACGCCACCCAAATCAAATGCCGATACCAACTCGAAGGATACGTTGTCGCGCGTCTCACCGGACTTGCGTTCAATGTACCAGACTTCTGGTGGGAACTGCTCGTTCGGGTCAGCATCCGGGTTGCCATCTTCAAAGTTTACGGCGTCCAGGAACTTAACAAACGTCCGAATACGCTTAACCACAGTACCAACCATGTCGTCGTAGACCTGGCACAGACGCGTAATAGATCCATCTAAGTTGGCTACGGTCAGTTTGGGCATTGGTTGCTGGTCAGAAGTGCGAGCAAAATCCACAGCCTCGATGGGCCATGGATCGTACTCTTGTCCCTGCCAAACAATCGTACCCATCGTAGTATCACCATGGAAGTACAGGCTGTTAGCACCAATAGACGTAGCATCCAACTGGAACAGTTCGATGATGCCATCTGGATTGAGTTTTTGGAGTTCCGAATTTACCGTCATGGGTAGTATACCTGCTTGAATTCGGCGCTTAATTGATACACACCGGCACCAATAGAGGTCAGATTCAGCTCACTTGCTCGGAAGAACAAAGGCTGATCTTCACCCGGAGGGGTCCAGTAGAACGATTTCGCACCTTTGTGGCGCTCAAAGAACGCCAAGATAGGTTTGATGTAATTCATATTGCCTTCAAACACCAAGGGCCATGTCTGTGTTTTGGTGTTCAAGCCATCGGGGATGACCTGAGCATAACCATCACCAAACTTGGTTTCAAGAACGCGATAGGAAATCTTCCCTACCGCGCCCGCTTGACGTTCCCAGGTAAATGTCTCAGTTGCCATTATTTACCTCACTTGTTCCATAAGAGACCACCCGGTCGTTGCTGTTCCTGAATGGTCTTGATAACGACCGACTGGAGCGTCTTGCCCAGCTGACGACCAGCAGCGGTATCGCTCTGAGCATCACCCGAACTACCCTCGTTGTTGATGTTGACGTTCACCGAAACGTTGTTCTGTGTGCCACCACCACCAATTGCGCCATCCATTGTAACAGGAATCGAGCGACCATCAGGTAACGGGACATACGCTTCTGGCAATCGACCTTCACCAAACAGAGCCATCTGCGGCGTGTTAGCGATACCACCAGAGGCGTACTTGTGCAGAGGCATGGAGCCAGCTGCCGAGTGAATACCACCGTTCGCGTAACCCTTGACGTTGGAACCCGCAGAGCTTGCCGATGTATTGGCAGTCATACCAGCTTTGGAATAGCCGCCACCACCAGCGCTACCATTACCAAAGAACGACATGGCAAACTCGACAAACTGGCCAACAACCTTCGCAGTCATGACGCGGGTGATTTCCTTCAGGATACCCGAAGCGTAATCACGCCAGCCAGACGAGCCGGTTGTCAGTGCATCCGTCAGTGAGTTGGTCATCGAGTCCAGGGATTGAGCCCAAACATCATCCATCTCCTGCGTAATGTCCTTGTAGTCATCCAGCCACTTTTGCCAGCTGGTACGTGACTCGTAACGGAAGCGCTTGTCTTGGCTTGCAATGACCGAATCGATGCCCTTGTTGATGGCGTCAATCTGAGTCTGGTCACCATTAGCGCTCTTAATCAGGTTGTCTCGCATGATTTCGTATTGGCGCAAGGTCTCCAGATGCTCTGCCATTACGCGATCACGGTCTTCCAGCACTGCCGTATTGTTCTCGACGTTGCTGTCCTTGACCCAATCGTTGAACCGGATCATGTCAACCTTGAACAGAGTTGCCTGAATCTTCGCAACCTCTTCCTCAAACTTCTCGGAAGACATGTTGGTCTTATCCAGATTCGCACGTAACACCGCAACTTCGCGGTTGAAGCCGGTCATACCAGCAGCAACCTTGGAGTACACGTCGCCCGACTGCTTCAAGGATTCAGTGATAACGTCGGCACTAGCCTTTGCTGCCATTTCTTCCAGGTCACTCGACAGCTTTTCGGTCGCCTTGTTCTTCTTAACCTTGTCGTTCAGTTCATCGTTGGCTGTAATAAGCCGCTTAATTTCGCCGACAATACCCTGATCGGGGTTTGCGCCCCACTTACCAGCTTTTACCAGACGCTCAAACTTTTCCAGTGCCGGGATTGAATCATCTTCCAGCGATGCTGCCAGCTGCGCATTCTTGCCACGCAGGGTCATCAGCATACCTTCCAGACCTTCAGCCTGCGACTTGGCTTTCTTCTCAGCGTTCTTGTCCTTGCCAGGTTCGGTCAGCGAAACAATACCGCGTTCGCGTGCAGCCAGACGGTCGTTGTAGCGCGTGTCAGCCGCAAGCTTTTGCTCACGACGGGCGTTAATCAGCATTTGGGTACGCTGCGCTTCAATACCGGTTTGCTTCTTTAAGCCTTCCTCTAACCGTGCAATCTGTGCGGCGTAGATATTGCTTTCTTCCTTCGCCTGCTGACCCATCATTTCGGTACGAGCCTTGAACATGTTCTCCTGCGTCACCTTGCCCGATTCAATATCGGCTTCCAGCTGGGCGTTCAGACCACTGTACTTTTGCTTAACCTTGTTTACCTCGTCGTCCAACTTAGCCGACCACGAACTCACAAAACGCTGATCGTCAGCCTTAGCCTGATTCTCAACCGACAGGCGAACTTTCTGAGAGACCTTGTTCATGCGCGGAATCAGATAGCTTTCCAGCGACTTGATCTTATCTTCCCAGGACTCTCTACCGTAAATCACAGAGTCAGCCATCTTGGAATCACCGGTCAGACCGGCTGCTTCTTCCATCAACCGGCGAATCTGATCGCCGCGAACCTTATTAAAGCCTTGCGACTGCTGCTGGGCTTCCAGACGACGAGCTTCCGTGACCTTCTTCAAGGCTGCGGTGTAGTTGTTCAGGTTTTCAGTAGCGGTGACGTATTGCTGATCGGTCAGAACTTCATTACCTTCCAGCGCAAGAACCGCGCGCATGTCTGCGGCAGCTTGCTTCGCTTCGGCTTGCAGCTTAACCAGCCAACCAATCAGACCACCAATCGCAATGATTGCCAGACCAACGGGACCACTGAAACCGGTCAGCGTTTGCAGCAGACCATTCATAGCGCCCTTCATACCGTTAGCCGCAACAGTCGCCTGCTGCATCACGGTGAAGCCCTGGAACGAACGCCACAGACCCTGGTTCTTGCCAGAAATCTGCTGGATCGAACCGGTCATACCTCGCATCACGTTGTCCCACATTTGCATGTTCTTAATCAGGGACAGCAGATAACCGGCAGCAGCAACGGTAGCAATGCCCTTACCCCAAGCAATGATCGCAGCCTGGTTCTCCAGGATCCACTTAGCGCCGGTAGTCATCGCCGACACCAGTTCGCCCAGACTTACGCCCAGAGCCTTAGCGCTGGCGATAGTCTTAGGATCATTCAGGGTGTTGGACAGTTCACGCAGAGCATTCTTGGCAGCATCGAACAGACCAGCGTCACCGATGTTCTTGGCGAACAGCAGCCACTCGGTCTTTAATTTCGCCATCATGCCGGTCCAGGTCTTCATCATGTTGAGCGCGGCACCATCGTACTCGGCAGCCATTTCAAGCTGCATAGCCTTCAAGGCGTTCTTCGCTTCAACCGTACCCTTGGACACTTCCTTGGTTAACTGAGCCATCGTCACGTTCAGACCACGAGCCATCAGCTTCATAGCCGTCGGGACCGATTCACCTAACTGTTGACGCAATTCTTCCATCGAGACCACGCCCTTACCTGCCATCTGTTGGATAGCAATCGTGGCGCGCTTCAAGGTTTCGTCGTTACCACCGAACGCAGCTACGGCGTTCGTCATGGCTTTCATCATGTCGGTTGCTTCAACGCCAGCCGAACGCAGCTTCACCATCGAATCACCGATAGCGGACAGCGAGAACGGGGCTTCCTGAGCCAACTTGATGGTGTATGCCAAGTCAGAATTAGCCTGAGCATTGCGCTGGGCTTCGGTACCGGTAGCAACACCCTTCAACAGGGCCTGCATACGTTCCAATTCTGCGTTGGCTTTAATGATCGCAGCAACCCACTGTCCGGTACCAGCCCAGACAGTCATCATGGATGCGCGGAATTGACCTAAGACGACCATCGCATCACGCACACTAGCGCCGAATCCAGTGACTCGGCGCTCAATGTTGCGGATCGATTTGTCGGTGTTATTCACGGCTGCACCGAAGCTCTTTAACTGGCCAATCGAACTGGAAATCTTGCCAGTAAATTGACCGTTATCGAGGTCTAATTCAGCCTGAATACGGGCGACGTTATTTGCCACTTTTCCTCCTTACGAAAGGTTTTTGAGCTTGTTAAAACCATCCTCGTCACGTTCGTCGTTAACTTGGATGACGCCCAGCGCCCTTACCTGTTCTTCGATGAAGGACTTCCTAGCATCTTCGGTCAGATTAGGCACGGAAAGAATACGAATCCAGCGCAAGGCTTCTTGAGCCTGTAACCGATACATTTGCTTGAGGAGAGTCCAGAACAGCTTGATAGGAGTTTGCATGATCTGCTGCCAGTTCCAGCCGTAGAAGTGCATGGCTTCTACGATAAAGAAGGGCAGATCGATTGCGGTTACACTGCTACCGGAGTCTCCGGCTCGTCTTTTTTTTCGATGGCATCCTGTGTTTCATCGTCCGGTTCCGGCATGAAACCTGCGATCATCGAAACCAGAGTGAGCATCTGGAGTGGGTTCAGCTTACCGACTTCTTCTTGCGGGAATTCGGGAATACCCAGTTGGACCATACGCTTGGTGGTCTGAACCACGGTGCGCAAATCCTGAATGTTGTTGGAGTTGTATGCGTCACCGAAGCGCTGGAACTCGACCTGGAAGTCCAGGTATTCCTCTACGGTGAAATCGCGAACGGCATAAGTCACGCCGTGCAGAATCACGGTACGCTGGCTATCTACGCGAATATCGTCAAGGTTTAACAGTTTGGTCATCTTATACTCCAAGCCCCCAGGTATACCTGGGGGCGTTTAGGGGTCAATTACGGGGTGATAACGCCAGTTTCGTCATCGATGTTGACCGGGCCAACGTAGAACAGCTTGCCGTTGTTATCGGCATAAGCCTTGAATTCCACGTTGAAGATGCGCTCCTCATCCAGCTTGTAGCTGAACGACAGGGCACCAGTGGTACCAGCCAGCGGGATGATGAAGTCTTCTTCCTTGTCCGAAAGCGGCTTGGAGATCGGGTGCAGACGCAGCACCTTGGCAACATCGCGCAGTTCGGTACCAACGCCAGTTTCAACGTCAGCGTAGGCAGTCGCACCAGTGCCGACCTTGGTCGAACCAGGCATGATCGCAACCAGATGATCCTTGGTCGTTTCAGCCAGCGGAACGGTCACGGTGCAGCTACGACCAGTGATGTACTCGGAAATCGGAGTGGTACCCAGCTGGTCCACCGAGACAACGTGCGATTCAGTTTCAACCTGAACCTCAACACCGCCCTTGGTGAAACCCAGGTCCTCACCGCCCAGGAAAACCTTGCAAACGCCTAACTTGACGTTCGTGGTTTGGTTGCTGTTTAAAGCCATTCTTTATTACTCCTCAATTAGGGTTCAATGTACGCGGTCCAAAGGTTCACACTAACTTCAATCACATCGGACTCGGAGACCGGGTAAGCGATGGGATCATAAGTAGGCTTGAGCCTCAGGAACTTCAAGCCATTTGACGCCTCGTAGTTATACTTGTTCAGGCTGCCCGAAACTTTATTGGCTAACGCCATAGCTTCCTTGTAACCTTTGCCCCGGACGATTGCCCGGAAATCCGACTTCTTTAACTTGGGGATATATTCATCCACTTCGGTTGGTGTGTCGGTATCGTCAGTTAAAAGGACGCCATTTTGGACACCTTCTGGCATTGCGTAAATATACAGGTCATCCCCAAAGATGGCAATACCTTCAGTTTCAAGGATTTCCGCTACTGCTTCCAATTTCATTGTCATCGGCGACGCCTCTTCTTTGTGTTGGTACCACCCTTGCGAATCGCTTTGGAGATTGCTCCACCCATTGCGATTTGTAGGTCTCGTGCCAAGTCTTTTCGGTGTAAATCGACCGCACGCTTTAGGTATCGAGGACCTGCTTGCGGGCCTTTGAGGCGTGTAAACACACCACGTTTTTCCCAAGGGTATTCATGCACGATTGCGGCGTAAGTAGTTACGTCACGACCCTTCACGATACCCTCAACTGCCACTGTAAGCCTAAGACTATACTGGTTACCCTGCGACGGCAAGATTTTGATGGCTTTCTCGATACGATGTTCCAGTACCGGAGCGTAGTCCCTTGCTGTGTCGCGGATCTTCATAGCGTATTCCCGCATAACGTCACGGGCTGACTGGGAAACTTCCTTGTCAATCAGTTTAAAGGTCGTGATGACTTTGGACTCGTTGACGATTTTGAATCCCATTAGCCTGATCCATATACGTTGAAATCAACTTCCCAATGGTCATGTGCGCCCAGAACGTTGTGTCGAGGGAAAATAGACACGACGGTCAGTTCAAAGCCCATGATGGAAAGTCGATCACCGGGTTTGAGTTCCACGTACTTCGGAAAGAGCAGTCGGGCATCAGCAAGAATTTCCTGTGCTGTACCACGCGATGCGCTGGCGTCCGTACGAACCGAGGTCTTCTTCGACTCTTGGACCAGTTTCACGATGGCGCAAGGGGTAGTTTTCCAGGGACCATACTTGCGATCACCGTAACCGTCTTTGCCTACGTACTTGGAGATTTTACATTTCAGATTCGGTCGGAACATATGGCACTCCCACAAGGTTCATCGTTCGCGGATGGAACAACTTTGCGGCATCTTCCGGATAATCTTCGACCGCATAAGGCTCAAACATCAGCTCGGCGTCTTCGGTATCCAGGGTGTACTCAGTAATCCCGGCATCTGCATACAGTCCGATCTTGGTGTTGTTGTAGAAATTCACCAATAGTTGACGTGTTTGGAGATACGCGAAAACTGAGAAATGCCACTGCTGTCCATTACGTAACATAATGCGCGGGTCGGCGTTGTAGGTGTCATACCCAAACGACTTTGCCGCGATGACTTCGCGCAATCGCTTTGCGTAAGCTAGTTTGGCTTGCGCGAAGAACGCCCCAAACGCTTCGTGCGCTTCGCCAATGTACGCTTCTGTGTCGTCGTTGCGCTCGTCTACGCGGACGCGCTCAGAATCGCTTAGAGAAGCTTTTAGCGCATCCATACTTTCGCGCAGGCGATCAGCGACGCGGTTAACATTGTCGTTGCTAATGGTCGAAGCCTGGTTAATGAACTCGGTGAGTCCACGGAAGTCAGGGCGATCCCGGACGGCTCGTTCAAACAAGCCGTCCAGCGAATACACCACTACGTCCAAGCTGCGAGCAATGGCATTGGCACTCTCGTCAATAATTTCAATAGGTTTAGACACGTTCGATCCTTGCAGTAATGACCATGTATTTACGCAGGAAACCCATTGCTCGACGCGACAAGACCGTATTGGTTGCTACCTTACCGGACCGGAACATCATTGAGGACTCACCAATCGTCTCGGACATAATGCCGTCGAGGCGTTTGGCATGGGCTGAATTAGTATCCAGAGTTTCGTTAGCTTCCAGGATTTGGGCGATGCAAAGAGCTTCCAGCAATCCAGGGTCCAGTTTATCCAATTCTTCCGCATTAAGCGAGGCAATGTCCCAAACGATTTGACCCTTTGACATGAAAGCCATAGTGCTAATCATTCGGTACGTATTCGCCAATGCTGCGACTTGCTCGGACTTTTCCATCGACTTGAACGCATCCATGCCCGGCATTTCTTCTGCCATCAGAATCGCCTGGTAATACGACTGGAAGGAGTTCTCACCCTTCACCAGCGTGTCCATGGCTTCCATGATGATCGTGTCTTTGCCGAAGTACATGTTGCCGTCTTCGTCCGTAATGGCCCAAGAGAACAGCCAGATGCTACGACGACCGACAGCAGCAGGATTCATGGTTAAGTAAATATCACCCGACGGGTTATCAGCGACCACGAAGTCACCGACGAAGGTGATATCCGGGTCGCTGAAATCCGATTCAGGGTATTGACGGGTAGCACCATAGTTGACGCTAACGGCTTTGCCAGCTGGTACCTCGTCGGTCACCAGTGGAATCGAGTATGTCTGACCAATGAGGTACTTGTTCATGGATTAGCCCTGCTTCTGGATGATTTCGCGGATCAGTTCCGGAATGCTGCGACCCTTCACGCCGATCTTGTCACCAATAGCGCGCAGAGCAGCAATGCCACCCTGGTCAGCCAGAGCTTCCAGTTCTTCGACGGTATGCTTGGTCGAAGCGACAGCTTCGGCAGTAGCCTGTTCGACGCTTGCGGTTTCACGCTCCTTCTCACCAGCAGCAATGACCACTTCTGCCTTAGTGTCGGTCAGTTCAAGCTGAGTGGCACCTTCGCCAACCTGAGCATCCGAATCAACACCAACAAAACGCAGCAAGGTACCAAGGCGATTGGCATCTGCACTCGAAATAGGCTCATCCGACAGACCATTGGTGAACTTGTAGCCACCGAAGAAATCCGAATACGTTTCCCAACCCGGTTCAACAATCTTTAAACGCTGTGACATTTTTATCTCCTAGAAAAAGAAAAGGGGCCTGGGCGCGAAC